CGTAATGACTGCACAGATTGCTAGTCAAGTTTTTGAGCAATGGTTGGTAAATTTTAAGTAAGGACATCTAAATGGACACATTTAACGACTTCATGGCAGACCTAAACGCGCTAGTGCGGCAACTGCCATCAACAGACATCGAGGCTGTCTTGTGGCTCAACAGCTTGCAATACAACTGCGTGATGGCTGCCGAGCGCATCCAGCGCGAAGACCTAAACAAAGAGAGTTTCGGAGGTACAGATTGAACCCCTATGACCGCCAAGTGGACGGCGACCACTATCAAAAATTAGTCATTCAGCCAATGCAGTATTCGATGCTGAACAATCTTGATGCGTGCCAACACACGGTCATCAAATACGTCACCAGATTCAGGGACAAGGGTGGCATCAAAGACTTGGAGAAAGCCAAACATTGCATTGATATGTTGATTGAGTACGAGTTGGCACAATCTGAAAAAACTGAGTTATAATTGTTTGAACCTAGGCTAGGTCTGAAGTCATGAGCAGACCGAAAAGGGTTTCCCTCCCCTTCCCCCTGCCTAACGTTCTTTCATTCACAAGGGGATTGAATGGGAGAAAATATGCATTACTACCAATTCAATATTGGTGACTATGCTAGTCACACCTCGCATCTTTCGGAGATGGAAGATTTAGCGTATCGGCGATTGTTAGACTGGTATTACCTACACGAAACCCCAATATCACTAGACATAAAAGATGTGGCTATACGAATTCGTATGCGAACGCATTGCGATTGCATTGAATTTGTATTGCGAGAGTATTTTGACCGCACCGAATCAGGGTGGGTTCATCATCGTGCAGACAAGGAAATAAGCAAGACTGGAGAGAAGTCAAGCAAGGCATCAGCAAGCGCCAAAGTCCGATGGAATAAGGAAAAAGATGCGAACGCATTGCAAACGCAATCCGAACGCAATGCTACACATAACACAGAACACACTACACAAGACACAAAACACAGTAAACCTAAATCAACGCGCGGGTCGCGGTTGCCAGCTGACTGGAAGCCTAATGCTGAATTAGCAGAATGGTCAAAAGCAGAACGACCAGACCTAGACCTACGAAAAGTCTTTGCTGAGTTTAAAGATTACTGGACATCAATAGCTGGTAGCAAGGGTGTTCGGCTCGACTGGGATGCGACTTGGCGCAACTGGGTACGCAAACAAACAGCAACCAAACAAACGTTTGCCCAACAAGCCGCTGATGTGGCTCGCACTACCGTACCGCCACCGCCAAACCAAGATGCTGCGCTCAAACAAATAATTGCTGACCGTGAGAAGTGTTCACCACCTCCAGCGCATATCCGAGAGATGATGAAAGGAATTTTGGGGGTGAAAAATGCGTAAACGTAGCAAATACAAACCCAAGGGCGTTCGACTGGATGCAATGAACTGGGTGGTCACTGGCATGACCAAGGTATCAGCCAAAGAATCCGAATACGTCACCATGCACCTGAAAAACATGAGTGCGCTCGATTCCCTTGCCAAAGGTACTGCCAACAAAAAAGAGATAGATATTTGCATCGGCGTCATAAACGTTGCTGAGGCGCTTTGTGAGCTTGGGGTAGGGTCGGAGTACCACCAACTTGTTTTAGACGCTTCTAGCGCCCTCTATGACGTTTGTAAGCGGTCTTTTGAGATAAACGATAGGTTCATTTGTCGCGGTTCTGAACTTTCAGCCATAAAATTGGGTTATGAGGTTCACGATGCCCAAATGGAAACCACGACCATTGGGATGCTTGACAAGGCACTGGATGTCATTGACAAGACCATCCGAGCGCAGAAAGCGAAGGTGATTGCATGAGGGGTGGCAAAAACCCAGCGAAGCGCGTGGATGCCTACCTGTTCGCTAAGACTTGGAAGATGTTTGATATGGGTCGGAAGGTGGATGCTCACCAATTGGCAGACGCCCTTGAGGTATCTATGCGGACTTCTTGGCTCTGGCTAAGAACCCTGCATGAGATGCGCTGCATCCATATCGTTGGTTGGAAAAAGGACACTATTGGGCGCGACCAGACACCGATTTATTTGGGTGGGGATGGATTTAATAAACCGAAATCTAAGAGGACACCAGAAGACCGCAAACGCAAATATCACGAAAAGAAAGCACGATTGCTGGAGAAAAGAGTATGAGACCAGATAGCCCCTGCATTGCTGTCTGCACCACGTTGTATGACGAAGTATGTAAGGGTTGCGGTCGAACGTTTATGGAAGTTGCTAACTGGGCGTTTTTCACCCAAGATGAGCGCGAACTTGTTTGGCAACGCATTGAGAAAGAGGCTACCGCTTGGCGGTACACAACTTACAAGGAGAGAGCATGAGTAAAGGTTCAGCGCCTAGACCGTTTGACGTAGACCATAAGGTCTTTCAGAATAACTGGGATGCAATTTTTGGAAAACGTAAACCTAAAAATAATGGTGACCAACATGACGATGTGGGCGAAAAGGGTGAGGAAGATAAAACCGTACCCCCAGATTCCGACCGAGGTTAAAGACTATTTTTTGGAGCCTAGCGATGTTGATGACATGGCAATTGTGGATGTTGTACTTATTACCGTTACTCTTTGCTTTATTGCTGGGTTTGTTTACGGGTTGTTACTGGGAGCAATACGATGACGTACGAGATGGCGATGAAGATTCTGGACAGAGTGCGTGATGGAGCCAACTACCCCACTCACGTTATTACAGAAGCCCTCAAAGCGACAGGAGATTTGGAAACCCCAGTTTACTGATGAACAAAGAGCCAAGTTTGAGCGCATCGCTGCCATTGACCGCCGAGCCAATGACATGGCATACGCAAGGGAGTTGGTTCAAATGTTCTACTGGCGTGACCCAAGAGATAGGAAACAATGGTTCGCGGAGACAATGCAACGCATTACCAAAAAACAAGGGTATGCCTACGCACAAACGATAAGGTCATACATGACCGAAATAAGGATGCACGAGTATGAAATTTTCAATCAGGCAACCTCTGGAGGGAGTCCAGAAGATGAGGGCGGCGTGGGAAAAGATGAAGCCAGCCCTTGAGTCTGGGATGGTTCTGACGGTGGAAATCAAGCAAGAAAATCGTAGTTCAGACCAGAATCGTTTGATACACTCAATCATCCATCAGATTTCGAGCCAAGCCCGACATCACGGTTCCAATTGGGATACAGAGTCTTGGAAGCGACTTCTGGTGGATGCCTACACAAAGGAAAATGGACAATATACGGGGCAAGTCATTCCCAATTTGACAGGGGATGGTGTTGTCCAATTGGGGCTTCAAACACGAAAATTTACCAAGCAACAAGCGTCAGAATTTACCGAGTGGTTAATGGCTTGGTGTGCTGAGAATGGGGTTGAAATCCATGAGTAAGAAGTGCAAAGTCTGTGAGATGCCTTTTACTCCTGTCAGACCTTTGCAGAAGGTTTGCAGTCCAAGATGCGCCATGAAGATTGCCAGAGAGGTAGTCGCCAAGGCTGACAGGAAAGAAACCAAGCTAAAGCTGGATGCCATGCAGACCAAACCCCAGTTGGTCAAGAAAGCCCAAACCGCTTTTAACGCTTACATCAGGGAGCGGGATAGGGGCAAAAACTGTATCTCATGCGATACACCACTTGGCAGCGAACCAAACACTTTTGACGCTGGGCACTACCGTTCTGTGGGTTCCGCGCCTCACATGAGGTTTGTTGAGGATAACGTCCACGGTCAATGTAAGCATTGCAACAATTGGCTCGGTGGGAACCATGTGGAATACCGCAAACGCCTACTTGAGCGAATTGGTGAGCGCCAATTGGAACTTCTGGAGTCTGATAGCACCCTGAGAAAATACACCAAAGAGGGTCTGGAGGAAATCGCCAGACACTACCGAGCACAGGCTAGACTTTTAGCAAAAGAGCGTCTAAACTGAAACCAGTTCTCCTGTTGGGTTGCACCAACTTACGCCTGCCTTGCGGTGGGCGTTTTTTTGGGTAGAATGACGACTACTGTTTTACAGGGAATTATCATGACGACAGATAACAAAGTCGGTAGACCGAGAATTGAAATCACAGAAGACGAACTCCATAAAATCATTGGAATGGTCGAGATATTCTGTACGCAAGATGAGATTTGTTCGATTTACGAAATCAGCGAAGACACATTAGACCGACGATTAAAAGAGTATGGATACGCAAATTTTGCGGACTTCTATAAAAAGCACTCTGGAGTTGGTAAACAAAGCCTACGAAGATTGCAATGGAACTCAGCTAAAGAGGGCAGTATTCCAATGCAGATATGGCTGGGTAAACAAGCCTTGGGTCAGTCCGATAAGCAAATAATGACTGGTCAGCACACCATTACCGCCTTTGAGGTGGTGAATGATGCGGATTAGAGCAAAAGGTACTGCCCCACAAACAGCGTTAGTTAACAGCACCGCTAAGTTTCCAGCAATGGTGGCTGGCTTTGGTGCTGGTAAGACACAGGCTTTGACTTATAGGGCGTTAAGGCTCATATTCAGTAATGGTGGCGATGTCGCTTATTACTTGCCGAATTACCCACTGGTAAGGACGATTGCTTATCCACGGTTCCAGCAAGCGTTAGATGACCTTGGTGTACCTTATGACCTCAACCGCTCTGAACACATCTTGAGGGTCAACAACAAGCAAATCATCTTTCGCACAATGGAGAACCCAGATACCATCGTGGGTTACGAGGTGGGCGACTCACTGGTGGATGAGTTGGATACTCTGCCAACCGCCAAGGCTGCCGAAGTGTGGAATAAGATAATTGCGCGGAATCGGCAAAAGAAACCAGACGGGACTCAGAACACGGTGGCAGTTGGGACAACGCCAGAAGGATTTAGGTTCGTTTATGAGAAGTGGCAAAAAAACCGAACCGAAAGTTACGAGTTAATTAAAGCGCCAACGTATTCCAACCCGCATTTACCCGCTGGATATGTGGATTCATTGCGTGAGACTTATCCAAGCAATTTGCTGGACGCCTACATTGAGGGCGAGTTTGTTAACCTTGCTTCTGGGTCTGTGTATGTCAATTACGACAGGCAATTAAACAATTCGGATGTAACGGCTAATGCGTCAGAGACTTTGCATATCGGCATGGACTTCAACGTAAACAATATGTCTGCGGCAATCCATGTAATGCGGGAATCAAAAGCCTATGCAGTTGATGAGATAATTGGGGCACAGGATACGCCAGCAGTCATTAAGATAATCCGCAACCGATACCCGAACAACCCGATTATTGTTTACCCAGACGCAAGCGGTGGAAGCACAAACACAACGAACGCAGGGACAAGCGACATCATTTTGTTGAAGAACGCCAATTTCTCCGTCAACGCGCCAAGGGCTAACGGCAGGGTCAGGGATAGAGTTTCAGCCGTAAATATGGCACTATGCAACAACGATGGTCAAAGGTTATACTATGTCAACGTTGACAAATGCCCTAATCTTGCGCTAGGACTGGAACAACAGGCTTACGACAAGAATGGCGAACCAGATAAAAAGGCTGGTTTTGACCATTTGAATGATGCCGTTGGTTACTTTGTTGTAAGGAAGATGCCGATTAAACGGCGTATCGAATTTGTCGAACAGCCTACTAGGTGGACATAAATGAGTAAATTTACTGATAAACATCCCGATTACGACGACAACCAAAACCGCTGGGAATTTTACCTCCGCAGCTACATGGGTGGCGAAGATTATCAGGGTGGCAACTATCTGACCAAATATGTCAATGAGGACAAAGACGAATACAACCGTCGATTGATGCTCACACCGATTGACAATCATTGCCGCAACATCGTCCACATCTATTCAAGCTATCTGTGGCGAGTACCGCCCAAGCGTGAGTTTGGTGCATTAGCTGGCAATGTATCCCTTGAGTATTTCCTGAAAGACGCTGACCTTGATGGTCGCTCATTTGATTCGTTCATGCGTGAAGCTCAAGTGTGGTCTTCTGTGTATGGGCACGTTTGGCTAATGATGGACAAACCTAAGTCAAACGCTGGCACACGCGCTGATGAGTTGGCACAAGGCATCCGTCCTTACATCAACTTGTTTACGCCTGAGAATATCTTTGATTGGCGCTATGAGCGCATGGCGTCTGGTCGATTCCAGTTGTCCTACCTCAAGGTTCGGGAATCAATCGTTAGAGACACAGCTACGGACGTTAAGCAAACATTCCGAGTGTGGACAAATGATAAGATTCAACTTTACGAGGTCAACAATGAGACCGAGCGTCTTGTTGAAGAGATGGATAATCCAATCGGCGTTATTCCCGCTGTCTTTGTTCCAGCGCAACGTTCGATTAAGCGCGGCATTGGTATTAGCGACCTTACGGATATTGCCTCAATGCAAAAGGCAATCTACGAAGAAC